AGATTCGACCAATTGTTTCTTTATACTGTGCAAAAGCATCAAATACTGCTAGTCCGCCTATTTGCCCTGCTTGTAGCATGTACATGTTATTAAACGCAACATCAAACGGATCAAAGTTTGTTCCGCCACCGCTGTTTGTACCTATACCACGTCTGTATAATCGTTTGACGTCAATTACTTCATCTGGAAGGGTGTATTCTACTACACCTGCTGTAGTTTGTATAAAAATAACTGCTTCTTCTACACTACCACTGCTCAGTTGACGATATTTTTGAAGTGCTTTGTTAATTGCTATGTCGTAATGGGCTCTGTCTAACTCAACGTCCACCATGCCGTCAGCAAGTCTTAAAGATATCTCTTCAATAATTTCTTGTCTGTCGTTGTAACCTATTTGATCGATTCTAGTTGCCATACAACTATTTATCACTTTTTGCTATTAAAAGGCTTTAAGAATGATTGTAGTATCGTTTAGGCGTCCGGTGAGTGATGTTTCTACTGCTTTAATTTCTTCAAAGAACTTTTGACATTTAGTCTTAGCACTTGATTTAAATACAGGCATTTGGTCTGCTGGTTTGCGTAATGTTTTTTGTACACTAGTCTTTGCATCGAAGTCAATGATAGTAGTACCTTTAACTTTTAAGCCAGCACCTTCTCTTTTCATGTTTTTAGGATCCGGATGACTTGCTTTGTATACCCCTATCTTTCTAGACTTAGTATTATATACCCAAACTTCATTGGCATACACTACTTCTTCTGCAGATATACTTGCAATTCCTAATGTGCTTTCGTTTACCTGAAACTTTAGTTTAGTAACCATTTTTTCTTTGCTTACTGAACGTTTCTTTCTAGGCTTGCGAGTTGTTTTACCTGTTTCAATTAATGTATCACATGCTGTTTGAATCTTTTGAAACCATTTAAGATATTCTTTACGAAACTTGGGTGTCATAAATGAATAGCCTTCTTTAATTTGGTCACAATCCCAAGCAATAATTTCATGTGCTTCAGCTATTTGGGGCTCAACACTATCTCTAATAATTTTTGCATGGGCTGGCTTAACTACTCCTCCAGCATACACTAGCATATCTTGATAAGGGTCGAAGTCTGGTAGTGTTTGGGTGCCGGCTATAAAGTCATCTAGTTTACCTTCCCAATCACCTTGTAAGTTTTCTACTTGCTCTCGCATTCGTTGTTGTATAGAGATAACAGGTTTTAGTTTTGCTTCAGCAGTTGCTTCTTTTTTCTCTTCAATAATCTTGTTGCCTGCCTCTATCCAGTCAGCCCGTCTCGTATTAATATGCACTAATACCGCTTCTGGCATAAACCCTATCTTATGAGCAATATAAAAGTTAGTTGCTGAAGCTCCAAATACCCAATCTGGGTTTTTAAGGATTGCTTTAATATCTGCTTCGTCCCAATTGGATTGTTCTTTAATCCAAATTCGAGTTAGCTCTACTTTCTTCTTATCTGCGATTTCAGTCCTAGCAAAATACTCGCAGTCTCGAAAACTTTTTAATTGTTTTTCAGGATCGACTATGTCGGCGTATTTCTTCCATTCGGGTTCTGGTGTAAAGTATACGTTCTTTGCTTTTCGCTTTGCCAAAATTATTTACTCTCTGTTAATACTGCTTCTGGATTTTCCAACACTTGCTTAATAGCTGTCGGTAACAGTTCATAGTTATGTATAGTAGATTTGTCTTTTAGAATATTGTGAATCTTTAGTGTAAGTGCAAGTCCGGCAATCCCTACGAATTGACCTTCTCTAAATCCTGCTTTGTAACTAAAATATGAATTTGCTATTATAAACAAGCCTATTATAATCATTATTTCTGATGACATTTTTATCTCCTTCTTAATTGGTAGTTAGTATAGCACCACAAAAAAGGAATGTCAATAGGTTATTTTGACGTCATTTACTAAAGTTGCTTGGCTGTGAGTCCGATTGTAGCACTTGCACACACTTTATCGTTTTTCCAGACCTCACAAGAGTAAAAAATGTGGTCTCTTCTACGTTTAATAAGTTTGGCTGTGAGTGTTAATTGGTCTCCGGGGAATACTGGAGTTCTAAATTTTGCTCTATCTACACTGGTAACAAAAGTAACATATCCACTATGTCCAACTTCGCTAATTTTGTCTTTTGCTAAATGTAATGCATGTAATCCAGCACACTGATTCATACCTTCGATGAGATACACCCCGGGCCATATTTTAATGTGTGGGAAGTGTCCTTCTAGGACTGGATGGTCTGCTTGGATAGTATATGTTGCAACAACATTCTCGTCATCTAATATATTATGCGAGTCTATTAATGCAATTGGGTGTCTGTGCGGTAGTTCCATACCAGTATTTAACTATTTCCTGTAGTAGTGGGTGTGATTTTCCGTAAATAATTTGTAAAAGTAATCGTTTACTTTACAATATTCTTTATAATTGAAATAAAAGTTGTTTTGTTCATCGTATAGCTCGCCTGGAGCGGCTAATCTTTCATCGTGGTACGGTAATCCGTGTGCAACAAATAATGGACTTGATACATGTTTGTTTGCTGAATTTAATCTATTGTTAAACTTCATGGCATACTTTACTATGTCGTAAAATGTTAGCCCATTTCTATTTTTCCAACTCAGCGTACTTTTCATTAACGTGCCTCTAGCATCCATTGGTATTTCTTCACCGTTTTTATCAAACTCTGTGAACTCATATCCATGCTCTTTCCAGTTAGCACTAAATTCACTTATACTAAGTTCAGTAAAATAGTGAGCATCATCATCAGTTTTTCTAATATACAACGGATTCATGTTAATAGTATGTAAAGGATTGTCTTTTGAAAGTAAAAACTTACTCATCTTGTTAAGAGTTTTCCTAGTATCACTGGGTAGACCGGCTATCATACCGCTCATAAATGTCATGCCCTTCCAATAGCCGTCTGCTAACTCTCTCAAATATGCAAATTGTATATCTGGGTTTAATCCTTTGCCAATATCTTTAGCACATTCAGGATCAGTTGTTTCAATACCCAAGTTTGTCAGTCTGCAACCACTTTCTGCAATTAACTGTGCTTGTGGTGGATTATGTTTACGATTCATGTATACTAAATCTAATCTAATGTACGAACTCCACTTTAATTTAAATGGAAGCGTCTGTGTCATTGCATGCCAGTCAATCATTTTTTGATGGTCATCATTAAACGTGTCATCTGTTAACCAATAATCTTCTATACCATACTTTTCGTAATTCTCTATTAGTTCTTCTCTGATATAACTGAAATCTCTTACTGCTTCGCCTTTAGCTTTGCCGTTCAGTGGGAAAGAACAAAAACTGCATCTAAATATACATCCTCGAGCAACTTCCAAGGGTAATATTTCGCCACGTTGGACTAAATCTTCTGATTGCCACACTTGGGTTGAATGTTTTATGTCTAACTTACTTTCGCCATCAGCAGTTACCATTACCTTATTTTTATTTGTGGGTAAATGGTCTGCTTTGCCGCCATCTTTAAGGTGTTGTAATATTTGTGGCATTGTTACATCGCCAAATCCTAAATTCACATAGTCCATTAAACCTTTTTCGTTAGGATCTGGATGCGAATATTGTGCAGTAACGTTTGCTCCGCCAATAATATATTTTACATTAGGATTTATATCATGTATATATTTGCCTAGTATCTTGTCGCCTTTTGCACCAGTTGAAAAGAAATGTTTACGAGTAACTGTTAAGTCTTTTATCCATTCGTCTTTTTCTTCTTGGTCAAACCCTTCAAACGGATCAAAGTTTGATATGGATGGTCGTTGTGATAGTAATTGAAAACTTCTAAATGTGCTACTAACTCCTAACATTAAAGTTTCTTTACCTACAAACTTGTCTATAACTCGTTTTGTTGTTTCGATGTCTAAATGAAACATGTTATCTATAACTTGAACTGTAAAGCCATGCTCTCTGCATTCGTGTGCTAGTTTATACACACCCATTGCTCTACTTGTATTAAAATTTACTCTGTCATACCTACCGTCTTTCCATTTGTCTACATCATTTACACCTGTTGTACGAGTTAATCCATCACGTTTTATACCGTGATGGTCGATAGTAGTTTCGCTCATAGATTGTAATGGATGCTGGTTCCCCCAGCCAGGTGAGTCTGTGAACAATAAAACCTGTACAGGTGTATGTGTTACTTCGATGTTTTTAAAAGGATTAATTAAACCAGGCTGGTTATGGAATTGCTTATACAACTCTAAGGTAAAATCTTTATACGTTAGATCCGGTACATGTTTTGTTGCTTCTGTCATATGTATATTTATCAGTCTACGAATGCACGTTCTAACACAAAGTCGCCCGGCTCACCTAAATTTCCTTCTTGAAAATTATGCTCTTCGAGAAAATCTCTACACTCGTAATTCATCTCTGGGCCTCCGCACACCATAACTCGATCTGTATCTTTATTAAAGCCTCCATCTGTAAAATTATTTACATGTTCCCAGAAGCGTCCTGAACGTACATAATCTTCTTGGGTACAAGTGTCGTAATATTTAAGTGGAAATGTTTCTGCTAATTCTGCCATTAAGTCAGTGTAAGTATGCTCTGCGTGTGTTCGTGTGGTGTGTACCAATGTAACATTTTCAAACTTATCGTATGTATCAGGGTCTCTGATTATACTTAGGAAGGGTGCAATTCCTGTTCCAGTTGAAAGTAAAATTAAATTCTTTGCTTTAGTTATGTTATCAATCGTTAGTGTGCCGGTTGTCTTAGGCATTACTACTATTTCGTCTCCAACTTTTAAATGCTGTAGACGGCTTGTAAGAGGTCCGTCCGGTACCTTAATACTAAGGAACTCTAACTCGTCTTCATAGTTTGCACTTGCAATACTGTATGCTCTAATTAAAGGACGTGATCCTTCCTCTTCTCCTTTTAATCCAATCATAGCAAACTCGCCATTTATAAAACGAAAAGTTTGGCTTCGTGTGGTCTTAAAACTAAAAGTCTTGTCTGTCCAATGATGGACCCATGTTACAGTTTCTATGTTCAATGTTTATCCTTGTCTTAATACCTGGTGGAGATGATAGGGATCGAACCTACGACCTGTTCCGTGCAAGGGAACCGCTCTCCCAACTGAGCTACATCCCCAGAAATTAAAAGAGCCCATACAATGAGCTCTTAGTAAATATGTTGTTACTTAGATATTTTTCTATTTAAGTATGCTTTCATTCTATCGCCAACTGAGTTAGCGTTAGCAGTTATGTTTTTACCTATTTGTTCAGAATTTTTTCTAATGTTTTTACTAATTTGTTCTGCATTTGCTTGTACGTTTTTACCAACGTATTCGAACCAATAGTGTCCTTTTGAATCTTTTTGCGGACCGAATTTATTAATTGACTCGACTTTTTTTGCAACTTTTTTTGCTTTTACCATTTCTATCTCCGTGCAATACATGTGTATGTGTAATATATCATTACCGATATATAGTTTGTATTACAGCACATGTATTTATACCCTACTCGTCCTCTTCTCCTTTGATTATGATCCAGACTATGAACACAACACACCCGAACGCATACACGAAAATTTCTATCATATTAATCCCATAAATTTTCGTAGTACTTGCCGAATAGTTTAAAGCCGTTACTAATACGTTCTTGGTATGCAGTACGTCCTTCCCAATCCCAAAGGGCGACAATCTCATCAATTTGGAATTGATTTTCCCAATCGTTATGTTTGCTCTCAAAGGCGAAGATCATTTCATCCATTACCCAATCCCAACGCTCAAAGAACTTGTTATCAGTCTCACCATTTTTAGTGTATGCTGTTAGTTCTTTTTTAGTAGGACGCAACTCTGCCGGGACATCTTCAGGGTACACATAAGGAGCACCATGCTTGGTTAATTTGAGTTGCTTGAGCATTGGCTCAATGATATATGAAAGGGTATGATCCATACTCCAAGTGTCGAAGTCATCTATATGCACAGATACTTTAGGCTCATTACCAATACCAAACTTTTCGTATAGAAAGTTATGATACCATCTATGGTTCGGATACTTGCCTATTTTAATTTTCATTAGTCATTCCATTCTCCAAATATTTTAGGTGCATACGTTTGAGCCTCTTCCATATGATATTCCCCAGGGTAATGCTTTAGGCAACGATATGCTTCTTTACGAATAGCACTTGGTACTCGTGGTGTTTTCTTGGGATTCATTAAGTCTACAAGGAACTGCCTTGTGTTATTTACAGCATGACGCCTTTCATTTGGCATTGTCATTGCGATACTCCAACTCGTTCTGCATAGCAATTTTAATTGCTGGATTGATTGCCGGCACATTCTTTAAGACTGCTTCAATGTGGTCAGTGGTCATGTCACACAAAGTAATATATGACAGCGGTTGATCGCCGGCAATGCCATATGTTCCCCAATCACATGACTCTCTAACCTGTTCATGAGAATCTGCAAGTGTAACGGTCAACAATTCTTCGTCACCGTTAGCACTGGAACGAATATAACTTAATCCACCATCAACCATGTACTCGTTGCCGTTCTTATCCTTGTGAGTAACATAATCATGCCGGTGTCGGCTTTGCAATAATGTGCCGTCTGGGGTTCTCATTGCATTGCGTATCATACGATAATCTGTATCTGTCATTACATCTATCCTATTTCAATTTGGCGAGCTAGTAAGGATTCGAACCCCAATCGCAAGGTTTTGGAGACCTGCATCTTACCATTAGACCACTAACTCATAAATAAGTATTGGTGTTTTAACAGCTTCCCGGAACCGAGATCTTCAGTTCTCCACCGCTTCAAACTATCGTACCCAAGTGTACGGACTACTGTCATCGTGTTCCAATTCTTAGGAACTACCCTAAGTTCTATCATAGAAGGAACAACTTACTACTAGCACAGAGTTAATGTGCTTGTCTGTTATACGAAATAATCTTTACGCTGTTTGATATTCCACTTCTCAACAACAGGAAGTCCAAACTCGTCTTCACCAACTACCACATAAGCAACTGTCTTCTTAACAGTAGCATAACGGCGTCCGCTATCTCCCCCAACTCCATGAGATCCTACCCATACAACATGTGGGTGGTCTTCGCAAAATGCAAAATTATCTGGATTATTACTAAATTCAAAGTAATTTCCGTATTCTTTTTCAGTGAAAACGCCTATTGGATCTGCTGTATGAGTGTAATATGCCATGTAACTACTGCCTCTTTGCGTTAATATGTATACTATTATACAGTATTTTGCTGGTAAGTCAACCGTTTTTTACCGGTATTTGTGGTTTAGATAAGTACTATTGTAGGTCATACGGGTCGTAGGAGACGCACATGATAGAGATAGCAGGGGCAATTAGCCTGGCAAATGCCGCCTTCAAGGGCATTCAACGAGCAGTCGCGGCGGGTCGAGAAATAGAAGATGTTGCTGGATATTTTGGTAAGTTCTTTGATGCTAAGGATCAGATAATAGGTGCTAGCCAATACGGTCAAAATCAACCAATGATTAAAAAGTTATTCAGTGGCAGTAGTGTAGAAGCACAGGCACTAGAAATAACAGCCGCCAAACATAAAATGGCAAATCTTGAGAAGGAACTCAGAGAGTTTTTAATATATTCAGGACAAGCTGGGTTCTATGAAGATATGATGAAAGAACGCAGAGCAATCCAACAAGCTAGAATGCGGGCGGCAACGCTCAAGGCAGAGTCTAGAAGGTTCTGGTTTGATATGGGTGCTATTGCTGTGGGCATAACAGCATGTGGTGGTATAATAGGCTTTATGGCTAGTTTAATTACATCAGCTAGTTAAGTAAGTGGCGGAGAGTGAGGGATTCGAACCCTCGATACAGTTACCCATATACCTCCTTAGCAGGGAGGCGCTTTCGACCACTCAGCCAACTCTCCGTATGTAGACATTATAGTAGTTATCACGTCTTGTGTCAAGAACTTTAGAAAGTGATAAATACTGCTATGCCTAGATTAAGTTTATGGAACAAGAACAAAACAAACGACTATGATTTTCAAGATAGAATTATTGCCGAGAATATCAACGCGGGTGGAACAGGAGTCTATGTACACAAATACATAGGAACATACACTGATGACACCACTGCAAGTACCGGAACAGGAGACTTGTATATACAAGATGTACTGTTTTTAGAAAACAGAGACAGGAAGTATGATACTGATATCTACGAATTACGTGGCAGTTATACTCCCGGTGATCCAGAGTTTGACTTAACACAGTTTGGACTGTTTGTTAACAATGACTCATTGTTTATGACTTTCCATATGAATACCTTAGCTAGTTTATTAGGCAGACGTTTAATGGCAGGTGATGTTGTTGAGCTACCTCATTTACGAGATGACTTATTACTTGGTGGCGGTGAAGCCGTTAATAGATATTTTGTTGTTAGTGATGCAGGCAGACCAGCAGAAGGCTACGATGCAAGATGGTGGCCCCACTTGTGGAGAGTGAAACTAACTAACATAACAGACAGTCCAGAGTACAGAGATATACTTGGCACTGGTGAAAGTGCTGACGATTTACGAAATATATTAAGTACTTACAGCACAGAAATTGCTATATCAGATAAAGTTCAAGCATTGGCGGCGGCTGAAACACCGTATGATGCAGACTATGTAGCTGGTGGTCATTTGTATGTAGAAGGTGACGCACCTGGAATTTATCTTCCTAATGTCGATGGCACTCCTCCAAACGGAGCAGTTATAGTTGGCAGTGGCGCAACATTCCCGGCAGATGCAAACGAAGGCGATTACTTCCTAAGAACAGACTTTTCACCGCACAGATTATTCTTAAAGAACTTGAGTGTTTGGCGTAGGGTTAGTGATGATAAGACACAGGCATGGTCGGCGGCTAACAAGATACTTACTTCGTTTGTTAACAATGATGACCAAAGAATTAATACTGATGGTACAACTGATTCAGTTAAAACTAATCTCAGTAAAATAGTGAAACCGAAGGCAGACTAGTATGGCAAATATGGATTATTTTTATGACGCACAGGTAAGAAGATACTTACTACAGTTCATGCGGATCTTTGGTGAATTTAAAGTTTCCGAAGGTAAACGTGGCGGTGTTACATATTATAACAAAGCTCCTGTTAGATATTCAGACATGAGCCGAATGGTTGCTCACATCCTTACTAAGGGTGGCGAGAACATGATTAACAGCACTCCATTTATTGCATGTAGTATACAAAGTTTATTAATTGCTAGAGACAGGACACAAGATCCAACACTAGTTTCCAAAGTGCAAGTGGCTGAAAGGGCATACGATACTAATACTTCAACGTACGGCACTGGAAAAGGAAACTTATATAGTACAGACAGAATAATGCCTGTACCTTACAACTTAACAATGCAAGTAGATATTTGGAGTAGTAATACTGACCAGAAACTACAGTTGTTAGAACAAATTTTAATATTATTCAATCCAAGTTTGCAGTTACAACAAAACTCAAATCCGTTGGATTGGGCTAATATATTCGAAGTTGAATTAACTGATATACAGTGGAGTAATAGAAGTATTCCAGCTGGTGTCGATGAAACGCTCGATGTTGCTACGCTGACATTTGTTATGCCTATATGGCTAAGTCCGCCGGCGGCAGTTAAACGTCAAAAAATTATTAACTCTATTACTGCTAATGTGTACAAGACAGATAGCACAGGCGACTTAGGGTACGATTCAGATATTTACGACTTCTTTAGAACCATAGACGGTGATATGGAAATTCAAACTATTACACCAAATAACTATTGGGTAAGTATAGATGGTGCTGAAGCAACACTATTTAAAAGTGCTCCAACTGGTACTCCAGCTCAAAGTGTTTACGATGACGGAACTACCGTGAAAGCAAATTGGAATGACTTATTAGAAGTGTTAGCACCTCAAACTAGCAGTGGATCTGCTGGCTCGAATGCTGTAAACCTTGCAGATATTCCGTTAACGGCTGGAAGTACACTACAATTAAATATCAATAATGACCTTGAAAGTGCCTCGTTAATCACAGGAACTATTGTCAGGTCAGTGACAGATACTGCTAAGTTAGTGTTCACATTAGACAGTGATACATTGCCTAGTACAACACAAACTGATGTAACAAGAATTGTTAATCCGCTTAATAATTATCCAGGAGACGGCACACTAGTTGCAGTTGCAACTGGACAACGATACTTGCTTACTAATGAAATTGTTGGAGACAACTGGGGCATCTTTAATGCAGATGTTCACGATATTATAGAATACGATGGTGCTAAATGGATTGTATCGCTTGATGCTAGTGCTCAAACTACAGTACAATACGTTAAAAACTTATACACAAACAAACAATACAAATACGAGAACGCCTCATGGACAAGCACACACGAAGGTCAGTACAACCCAGGATATTGGAAACTGAACCTGTAAAAACATTCGAAGGGATTGCTGGAGCAGGAGTTTTGTTTCTTGCTAAAGACACTGGACGATGCTTATTCCAATTAAGGAATAGTGATAAGCGTCATAAGAATACTTGGGGTTTTTGGGGTGGCATGATTGATAATGGTGAGACTCCATTTGAATGTATACAACGTGAATTAGAAGAAGAAATTGGGTTCGTTCCAGAACTACAAAAATTAAATCCTATAGATGTTTATCAAAGTAGAAACAAAAACTTTATGTATTACAGTTTCGTTGCTGTTGTGCCGAGTGAGTTTATTCCTACGTTAAACAATGAAAGTGCCGGGTATGCCTGGGTTGATATCGGCAAGTGGCCCAAGCCGTTACATGACGGTGCAAGGTCTACACTTGGCAGAAATAAAGGCACAGATAAACTACATACCATCCTAAATATAAATACATCATGAAACCTATAGAGATTGACTGGTTATATAAAGTTAATGACATAAACATTTACTGGACAATCCCAACTAACGGTGGTGGTACAGCATTTTTAAAAGACTACTTCGATTATTTCAAAACATATCACCCAAACAAAACTTTTAATAATGCATTAGAATGGTGTGCAGGTCCAGGCTTTATAGGGTTTGGAGTGTTAGCATGTGATATATGCAATCATATAACGTTATTAGAAAAATTTGACCAAGCATGTGAGCTCATGTACAAAACCATTAAAAATGGTAATCTCGATAATGCTACTGTTGTGCATGATGATAACGTAGAAGTTTTAACAGACAAATACGACTTAATAATTGGGAATCCTCCACACTTTAGGCAATACCACGTTTTACAAAAACAACAAGGACAGTTTCACACAAAAGAAGATTGGGTAAGAATAGCAGTAGATAAAAACTGGAATATACATAGAGAGTTTTTTACAAATATAAAAAATAATATGAATCCTGATTGTTTGATTTTACTTTTAGAAAGTTTTGTGGAAGTGTCTAATGTAACTGCGGTTGCAAATGAATGTGGGTTTGTATTAAAAAATAAATACCCTGTTCAATCTACAATCGTAGATGAAAATGTTGGTCACATGCTAGTAGAATTTGTTCTAGCTTAGTTTCATAAAATTGTGATAAGTAGTAGTATGTCAAAAGATATTATAAATTTTGATGTAGTTAGACTGACCACCGAGCTGAACAAATACCACAAACACAAATCTATACCTACATCGTTTTTTAACGGTACGTGGACAATACCCCATTTACTAAAGATTTACGATGAGTTAGAGAGTTATCACCAAAATATAGCTGATAACTTAATCGAGCAGTATAAAGTATCTGTTCAATCTAGTAGTGAAGGTTTGTATAAAAGTTTAGTAAACGAGTATAAAGCGTTTCTATCTACTCAGACTACTCGAGATCAACGATGGTACTATCCACCGGTGATGAATAAGTATCGACATAACATCAATCCTATAAGAGCGTTAACATTTGATGTTCGAGAAATGGCGTATGTGGGTAATGCTTCAAGTAGTCATCACCAATGGCTGTCTGATTTAATAACAGATCCAAACTTTTATCATAGAGTAATACAAGATATAATTAAAGACAGAGAACGTGTAGATATAATTTTAAATTTTTATCATCCTGCTTATATTACTGCCGGATTAGATATTCCGTTTGAATTAAAACATTTGCAAACGTTACGCACAGACTTACTTGAGTATGCAAAATTATTTACGGAATTTAGAAACTGGAGTCCGGACGAATAATTATTTGCCTGTGGCTATCATAATTCCGTTCCAATCCTTAGGCAAGTCTTGTGTCTTTTGAAATTCACAGCGTTCAATCCACATAGTATAGTAGCCTTTCATTTTGCCGTCAAACGTTTTAGATAATTGCTTACATAATTTAATTGCTTTATCAAAATCTTGATTGCGATAATGTTCATGCATTTGTGCATGTAGTTGTTTGCCTTTAACATACTTAGTTAGCTTAATATCTAATGCAGTATATATTTCTATGCCAACGCTTTTACCTTTTACTTGCAAGTCATCTACTTTTAAATAAAAGAAATTATTCTTAGTATGTTTATATGTATCACCGCCCACAAGGAGTAAACATCCG